TATTCCATCATATAGGTAGTCGTACAAGCGACTGAGTAAGCGTATTAATTCAAACGCATCACTATGGGTTATATTGCCTGTCTTTTCACTTTCGGTAATGGCAGGCAGGATACTCTTGTCTATTAGGGTTTTTAACTTTTTGGCAACATCCCGTAATGCGGCTTCCCGATTCTTCTCTGTCCTTTTCTTAGCGTTGTCAGTTTCACGTCGTAGTTTCAACAAATACAACGGCAGGAGAATAGTCATGTTCTTTTCACATAGTTCGTCAACACTATAGGTTAAAAACTTCATTGCCTTAACGGGATAGTCGAATTTTCCGCTTTCGCCAAAATCTAATTCCAGAACAACCTCATCTGGCGTTGCCTCGGTGTGTTCCAAGAAAATTATTGCTGGTGTTGGAAATGGCAAGGTTATCCGATTACCCTGTGTGATTTGATGCAGTAAGGCATTAGCAAAGCCATACTCAAAAATCCTAATAACAATGGTATTATCGTCATTAATCTGCCCTTCCAAATGAAACCTGCGAACCCGGTCTTTGGTGCGAAGGGTTATGATTATATCCGCCACGGTTTTCTTTAGGCTACCGTCAACATTTTCTGTATAGTGGTAGGTGATTTCACTGTCCAACGGAAAACTTTCAGAAAACATCCCATTGATAAATGCAGTGACAGACGGTTTCGACAATGCCAGTAATATGCGTTTTAATATCTTATCGAAAATTTGGCTGATGGTGTCATTGCTGTCCAAGGTGATGTCTTTAATATCCGGTGGTACGTTGTTTTCTTCCTGCATGATTATCCGCCTCCTCGCCACCAATTATACTATATCCGCGAGGGTTACTCAATAATCAACGGCAAAAAAAGAAAGCCCGCAGCCATTTTCAGCCACGGGCATATATTCGGTTATGATTGGCTGATGTCCATATTTACCACACTTCCGTCTTTGAAAGCGAATACCACAGCTTTTTCCGAATGAACCGTTATTGTTTCCACGGTGGCGCACCAAAGCTGCTCATCAAAGGCTTCCAATAAACCGTCTCGTTGTTCCAAGTCAGAAATGAAGCGGGATATCCTGTTACGCTTGGCTGTGCGTTCCAGCTTCTCGGCATGTATACGTTCAAGCCTTGCTTTTGCGGCATTATATCGCTCGTAAAGGGCATCTTGCCGTTTATTGAATTCGGCTTGGTCTTGGGCTATTCTAGCGTTTTCGGCTATGGCATCCATTATCATGCGCCCGACAACATCACATTCTTCAGTCAGCGTAGCACTTTCCGTATCGAAGTTGGCGGTATCTGTGAGCATTATCATTACTGTGGTATAATCCTCAATAAGCTGGCTTCGGTTCATGAATATCTGGTTAAAGGCATTTACGAAGATTTGTTGGATTGCGGCTTCGTATAGATGTGGCGTTTGGCATTGGCAAGCCTCGCCAGTGCTGTTTTTAGATTTATATTTTCCATTGCATTGCCACACAGTACGTTTATATTTGCTGTTTGAGTGCCATGTTTTAGAGCCATAATGACTGCCACAGTTGCCGCATATAATCCGACTTGAAAAATAATGCAATCCGCTTTGCTGCCGTCCTGCCCCCTTGCGCCGTTGTATTTCGGTTTGCACCAAGTCGAACATTTCAGGTTCGATTATGGCGGGATGGGATTTTTCTATATAGAATTGCTGAATTTCTCCCTCGTTGACTTTGACTTTTTTGGTAAGGAAATCTTCTGTAAAATATTTCTGCAACCTTGCCGAGCCTTTATATTTCTCGTTTTGCAGAATACTCATAACCGTAGAGACGCTCCACTTTTGTTTTCCCGCAGGCGTTGGTATGCCTTGTTCGGTTAAGTGCCGTGCTATGACATTGTGGGTTTTGCCATGCAAATACATGGAATATATAAGCCGTACAACCTTGGCTTCCGACTCCACTATTTTTGGCAAACCATCCTCGCCTTTTTCGTAGCCGAGGAACTTGGCATAAGGCAGGCTGACTTTGCCATCCGCAAATTGCTTTCTTTTACCCCATGTGGTGTTTTCGGAAATGGAACGACTTTCCTCTTGCGCTAGGCTCGACATAATTGTAATCAGCAGTTCGCCTTTGCTGTCCAGCGTGAAAATGTTCTCCTTCTCGAAATAGACTTCCACGCCTTTTTCTTTGAGCTGGCGCACAATTGTTAAGGTGTCCACTGTGTTTCTGGCGAAGCGGCTCACGGATTTTGTTATAATCAAATCTATCTTGCCCGCCAAGGCATCGGAAATCATGCGTTTAAATTGTTCACGTTTTTTTGTGCTTGTAGCGGACAGCCCTTCGTCCGCATAGACATCAATATAATCCCATTCAGGATTGCTTTTTATATAGTTGGTATAGTAGTCTATTTGCGCTTCGTAACTGGTTTGTTGTTCTTCCAAATCCGTGGAAACGCGGGCATATCCGCAAACACGCTTTTTTCTGCCATTGAGTAAGGGAATTGCGGAGTAGCGGTTCATGGATGCCGGGATTGTTTGTACTACTCTTGCGGCTGCTGACATTTGGCTCTGCTCCTTTCCCAACCTGCGATTGCTTTTTCTCTTGCCTGCTGACGTTTTTCTTCTGTCCAAGCGTCCTTACATTTTGGGCGTTGCCAGTTTACTCTGGTTTCTGCGCCGTTTGACAAAGTGACCACCAGTGTTTCCGAATCTTGAACAACAACTTTCTCGAAATCCAAATCAATGTCCAATAAAATCCGCTCTGGTATCGGTGGCGCGGAACAAGCGGTTTTGCCGTGTCTGGAATAGGTATAGCAAGACCATGAAACGTACTCCAATGCTGTACCCTTTCGGCTTATTGAACGCCCATAGGCTTTTCCGCAAAGACCGCATAATATTTTCTTTGCAAGCGGGTGTTTGGGTTTCGGAGGCTTGGAGGGTTGAGTGCCTTTACGCCTTCTGGCAGTTCGAGGACTGTACTTTTCTGCCAATAATGCTTGAGCTTTCTCAAAGGTTTCTCTATCAATGATGGCAGGATGGCTATCCTCCACTCGGTACATAGGTAATTCGCCATTATTGCGCAGTACCTTTTTGGTGATATGGTTCTCACGGAAAAACTTCTGCATAACCAAAGTACCCGCATACTTTTCATTGCGAAGTATGCAGTTTATACTGCTATAATGCCATTTACCGCCTTTCTTGGGACGATAATCGGAAGCGGCGAGTTTTTCCGTGATTATAACTCTGGGAACACCGCTTACAAACTCATTAAATATGAAGCGTACAATCTCGGCTTCTTCGGGAATGATTACAAGGTTGTCGCCTACCAATTTATATCCCAACATAACTATGGTACTTGGTTTGCCATCCTCAAACCGTTTTTTGAACTTCCATTTCATATTTTCGCTGTTGGATAAACTTTCTTCCTGCGCAAAAGAAGCGAGGATGGTGAGCATTAACTCGCCATCCCCGCTTAATGAACGGATGTTTTCATTTTCAAACCAGACATCTATGCCCAATGCCTTTAGTTCCCTTACGGTTTCCAACATGGTTACAGTGTTACGGGCAAGCCGAGAAATTGACTTTACCAAAACAATGTCAATCTTGCCAGCCCTGCAATCTTCCATTAAACGCTGAAATTCCGGGCGATTGTCCTTCGTGCCTGTCATAGCTTCGTCCGCATAGACCCCGGCATACTCCCAATCGTGCCGTTTTTGGATAAACTCATTATAATGGCTTATCTGTGCGGATAAAGAGTGTAGGCTTTTTTCCTTGCGGATAGATACCCTTGCATATGCCGCCACACGTTTCCGGGTAGGCAGTTGAGGCACAAGTGGGGCAACCCTTTCTACCACTCGCATGAAATCACACCTTTCGTTATTTTTGAGTGAACCGCTTGATATTGCGGCATAGCATTAATCACTCAAAACGCCCGAAAAATCAAGGGATTTTTACTTTTGAGCCACCAATAATAGGATGGTACTTTTGCTTGAACATTGTATCAATTTTCCGAAAATCCCTATCCGTGATTATACCTTTGGTAAGCATTGCTCTTGCCAATGCCAGAGCCGCGCCGTAGTTGGTTTCACGGTTAAACTGCTCTTTTGTCACGGCGCGCCTCCTTTTTAATTTGACAACGATGGTTATTCCACCAATCGAATCGACATTTATCATTGCAAAAAGTTTTAGGTTTAACCTTGGGCTTTTGATTCAGCGGTTTTGCACAGTTCTTACAAGTAGTTCTATTTTCAATGCTTTCGTTATTTTCAGATTCATTGTGAACATTGCTTTCCTTGTTCCCCACAGCATTAGAAGTATCGTGAGCAGCCGACTTATTACGCCGACAATAAGATTTGACGGTGTTTTCGGAAATGCCAAGGGCAGAAGCTATTTTTCCATAACCCAGCCCTTGTTGGCGCATATCCAATATTTGTTGTTTTTGCTCATTAGTCAAAATATCCACACCTCCGATTGGATAAAAATAAGGGCAGCTCATAATCGAACTGCCCCTGCGTAACATGTAGCTTACTACTGCATAAATCGATGATAGTTGAACAGCATTTGCATCATCTGTTCGCGCACAAGTGTTGCTTGAGGATTCGTGCCGTCTGTAAGCCTGTTGGCTATACCCCAAGCCCAAGCCTCCTGCGCCCATCCACTGGGTTCGTGACCGGAACTAAAGGCCGGAGGTACGGATTCTGAAAATTGACTGCGTATCTGGTGATGATACCTGAACAGCAAGGTTAGCATTTGCTCCCGTGTAGCATTATTCCTTGGGTTTGTGCCATCGGTTAGGCTGTTCTCCACCCCCCAAGTCCACGACTCTTGCGCCCATGTGCTGAGTTGTTGTGTAGGGGGAAGCGGTTCATCTGGCGGTACACATGGTGCTTCTGGTTCAATAGGTTCTGGCGGTCTTGCGTGTAGATACTGCACAATTGCGTCAAATGGAAATTGCGGGCCGGGGCAGTTTGGTCTTGTCCTTGGTGTGATTTCGTGATGTCCAACGATATGTTGGCGGTCAGGTTTGAAAGCAGTACCACGAACGCTGTACAATCGTTGGATTTCCTCTTGGATATGGCGGATTAGCCAAACCCCTGCTTCAAGCTGAACAGTCGTGAGTGCGCCATTGGTTTGTGCAAGCCGTCCCTCGAAGCCAATGCTGACCGAGTACAGATTTGCATTAACCGCACGGTCACGTACCAAATGATGTGGTGAATGGCTACTATCCCGATTATCGCCGTTTCTGGTAGTGCCGTTAGCCCAAGCTGTATTGCAGATGTCCACAGCTTGAACAATTCTGCCGTCCCGTGCAACAACAAAGTGATATGATACCTGCGACGTTGGATTGGTTATCCAAGAAACTGTGCCGTCAAAAGCACCCTCCGTGATGTGGCAGACCACCATATCAGGCCGCCAACCTTGCCGTCCGATGTTGCGGTTAGGACTCGTCCTTCTTGTTATTTCCATTTTGTAATGCTCCTCCCTGTTTTTTACCTTGATGTAGTTGCGATAAAATTTCTTTCAGCTTGGGTGGGATTGGAAGCCCAATCCTGCAAGCATTCTCCAAAAGGCTTAAGCCTTCATTGGACAAGAAGAATAAAATTACTGCTGTGCGTACAATTCCACCATTGCCGATTAGCTGTGCGTCTACGATATGTGCCACACCTACAAGCAAAAAAATAAGCACCTTTTTAACGATGCCGCGCATACCGATTTCGCTTGATAGTGTTTTCTCAACAATGGCACACAAAACGCCTGTGCCATAGTCAATGACAGTAAATGCCACTAACGCATACAACAAGCCGTCCCAACCGCCGAGAAACCATCCCAGCCAACCACCCATTGCAGTAAAAGCTACTTGCAATGCACTCCATACTACTTTCACATCCACTAAATTTGCCTCCTTCCGGGCATAAAAAATGCGCCAAACGCTGGCGCGACGATGAAAATTTATGTGTTGTTGCTGTGTTACCGTTGAAAACATTACATAAGATGCGGATACCTTTCCCATGGGGCATCCCAATATCTGCGGGAAATTAATCTTATTCCCGACTGCCCCGGTGAAAATAACGCATCACTTACTTGCCAGTTTTGCGCCAAATGTGGGTCTGTTGGGCTGTTTCGTAAAAATGTTTGAAAGTTGCCACGGGGCAGTCTGTCTTCCCAAGGTATCCAAGGCACACCTCTTGGTGTTAGGGATATTGAACCTGCCGAAACAGGAGAATCAAAGGAATAGTCAAACAACCAAAATACAACATCCTTCCCTCCTGCTCCGTGTGGTGGCCAGCCCCATCCAGTCAACCCTGCCTCCGCAGTAGTGGCAGAATTCCTTGTCCAGTTATGCCTGTCATTAAATTCCGAACTGCCTCTTGATGGAGAGTTATACGCCAAGGTGACTTTGTTGTTGTTACCGCCCGTGAATTGGTCAATCCGCACGGTTTGCCTTGCTGTAAAATGAGGATTGTACCAAGGGTGATTAGGGTCTTGCCAAATGCCTCCCGGCGTAGCCCCAAGTACCATCAAATCATATTCGATTGACCAGTTTCCCCCATACTCATGCGATAACTGCCCTGTCCATATGCAGTGTGAATCTGTTATGTTGTTACAGGCAAAGGTAAAAGTTTCTGAAACAACACCGAAATTGCTGCTGAAAGCCATATGCGATGTATTAAGCGGTCTTAGTGGCGGCATGGCGTTATAACATTCCAATATAGCAGGTGCGGCGGGGTCTAATGCTCTGCGCACAACAAAGGTGTGCGTTATCGGATGAAGTTGATTGCCGCTTCGGATAAGGTTTTGATTGTTTGCGATTATCATAGACACCCCCCTACACAAGATGTGGATACCGTTTCCATGGCTCGTAATACCACTCTGGGGAGATTCTGCGCCATCGCTGTACATTCCACCACGGTCTGCCCGGCGGGAATACTTCATCGTTTATAGGCGCGTTCCGCTGTTGCCATGTCCAGCCCGGAAGATTGGCAGAGCCACGAATCCAAAATACAAAATCCTCACGGGGAGGCTGTCCGACATTCCAGTCATTAAACAAAAACGTCCAAGCATGTGAGCCAACAGTAGGCATCCATGGCGGAGTGCCGCCGGGAAATGCATTTCTGGTATGTGGGAACGGAAAGTTTAAGGTTCTTTCAGGAGGATGCCATCTGCCGTCTGCCCACATCACAGTGTCGAAAACCTCTCCCAATGTAAGAAAATGCGGAGTTGGCTCATCCAGACTTATAAACGGCGTTCTGGGAACCCATACCCTGCTTCCCTGCGTTCGTAGGTAATAGCGGGTAAACTCTAAATCTGCCATCGGCAGGAAATCCCACCGCCAGTACCCGGTAGATGTGTTTACCAACACATAAAGGTGCATCCCTTGGTAGGTTCGCATTGAATACACAAAATCCCCTGAAACCGTTGTTGCGCCCTCTGCACCGGGAACGTTCGGCAAACGGAAATCGCAGTAATACTCAAAAATCAGTACATCTTGGGGAACATATCTCGGCTTTACAATAAACGTGTGAATCACAGGATGAAGATTCCCGCCAACCTGTACAAATCGGTGGTCGGCGGGATGCAATTGCCTTCTTATTGGATTAGCCATATGCCCTCCTTACGACTGTGGCGTGAAAACCACATCGGGGTTATAAACTACAACCACGGCGTTTTCAGGCATTAAATTTATCTGGGCTTGAGTTGGCAAGCGGTCAAGGATTATGTGACCGCCATGTCCGCCCATGCTTGGCAACAGTTCTTCTATGATTGCTATAACTTCTGGTCGGAGACGCATATCAAGCACACTGTTTGCCGTATGCTCCAATAATTCACGGAAATTATCCCAAGGATACAGCCAGTCGGGAAGTGGCGGAAACTCTATCAAATCAAAAATTTCATCCATAATCGGCGGGATTATAAGGTCTTTGATAAGTTCCAAATCCAAATCAGGCATTGGAGGATTATTCTCTAAATCGTCCAAGCGGTAATTGTTATCCCGCAGTTCCATCAGTAGATTGCGTGGTACACGCCCAAAGATGGCATATATATGGAATCCTGTTTTATCGTAATACTCCGATATTTCCATGATATTCTGCGTTATGGATACACCTTTGCTTTCGCTGATAATGGTGACAATATCTCCAATGTCGTAATCCGCCATATACTCAAATGGCGTGTACGGGTCTATGATTTTTACATCAAGTGACTCCACAGGTTCATTTTGCCGTAAGAACTGCTGACCAAAATCCCAAGGCGGAAAACGTCCTGCACGAGCATATGCTTCCCTTCGTGCCAAACCTTGTGCTGAACCAACAGTGATTAGATTGCGAATCGGTTCTCCATCGCCATGTTCTGGCTCTATAGGCGGAGCTTCTACAATAACAACGTTTCGAGCCTGTGCTGTTTGGTGGAAATATTGCTGGTCGGTTATATTGCGGAAATTCTCACAGAATTCAGCCGTTGCCAATCGTCCATCGAATAGCGAAAATTCAAACGCAGATTCTTCTGGCAAAAATGCAACCTTAAAGCCGATGTCCTGATTCTCCAACCATGCTTCCAGATTGCTGTTTTCCAGTCGTGCTAATACAAATTGGGTGGATATGGAGTAGTCGGCTATGCGGAAGCCCGGTATCACACGGTCTGGTGTGGTATTGACGTAGTTCGCCGCAATAAGCTGATTAACTGTGGCTTGCAGATTAACCAGATGTTCACTGGTGAAATCCACCACACGGAAAGACAGCATTTTGCTTATGAACGCACCGGTTACTGTAATCTGCTCCCCAATAACCACATCTTCAATGAACCCTGCTTCATCATCGTTGTCCTTGGCAACTATGAAACCAGCTTGTGCCAGAGCCATGTTTTCGGGCGTGTTCGGCAAAGTTAGGGTAAACTCTCCGCTTCGGTTATATCGCCTTACCCATTTCAAGCTAACATAATTTCGTACAATTTGAACGAGGGTGAAATTGTTGTAGATATAAACCGCATTGGAACGCAGGTCGCGCTTGATTGGTATGATTTCTTCCAAAACTCGGAATACGTTATAAAACTCCTCGGATAACGTAACCGAACCGTATGCGTTACTGGTTACCGTTAAATTTGCCACAACAGAATAGCCCCGTGGTGCAAGGTCGGCAAGCCCGACAAGCTGAACATCAAACAGTGTAGCCGTTGCATTTACGTTGTTTGAAAATATTGTGTCGTCTAACATGACTACCCCTGTAATGCCGTTTATGCCTGCCCCGACAACTTGAAACGTAACATTAATCGTTTCTGGATGCGCCATAGGAAGCTGTATCGTACTTGGGTTTACATATACAAGTTGGACAGTCGGTGCGGCTACCACACGGTAAGTTGCAAAGGTTTCATCCTTGATTGTTACATCACGGATTAATACAACCTGCACCATATATGAGCCAACCGCCAGTTCATCAATAACAGATTGCGCTATTGTGCGGGAGTATGTTGTTTCAGCCCCTTGCAAAACGGCAGTATGCTCATAAAAAATATTCGCCCCATTCCGAAGGCGAATACTGATTGAATCATTATGACGGGTGTTTTCCAATCCAACAGAAACCGTTACAGGAAGTGCGTCACCCACATATCGTCCGTTGGTGTTCAAAGTCACTGCGGATATTTCGGGGTATGGAATGGGGGCTAAGACTTCCAGTGCATTGTTATTAGAAGTGGAAATTGTAACTGTGCCGTATGAATTGCTGGTGATTGTTAAATTTATGACGATGGGGTGACTACCCACATCAACATTCGTTACATTCGTAAAGTTGGCATAAAATGTTTGACCGCTAACATCAATGGCAGTCGAATGTAAAGTTCCGCCGATGGTAGCACTGCCTTGTATGCGGTTAATCCCTTCTCCTGCCATTTGCCAACGACTGGATATTGTAATAGGTGCGGAAATAGGCAGTTGTATTTCCGAAGGCTGTAAATTATCAAAGGTGACTGTTGGAACAGGCACGACATTGTAATCCGTACCGACTTCATGGATAATCTCATCATCACGGCAGAGTTTTACACGAACCACAAAGCTACCCACAGCCAAGCCTGCAAAAATATCTGCGGGAATTGTGTGGGTAAATGCGTTTGCTCCCTCTGATAAAATAGCGTTAAACTCATGATAAACCGAGCCGCTATGGTAAAGTTGGATTGTGATTCCGTCACCGTCCAAAACATGCCGAAAGCCAAGGTCTACATTAACAGTCACTTCTTTGCCCACATATCGCCCCTGCACGTTCAAGTTAATGTCGGTTACTTCTGCCAAAGGCGGAGGGGGTGGTGGAGGCGGTTCAAGTATGCGATAAAAGGCATGTGGGTATCCGTCCAAAATATCATCGTCAATGCGAAACCCCAAGTCTGACGATGAAAAGCGAAACGGAAGTTCAAGCGATAACTGATTTTTGTCTGCCCCGGTTGTGTGCGGATAACCATCTAAAACAGTCGGCTCTAAACTCCATGGGGCAGTTATGCCTTGCCCTATCGGTGTTATTTCAAGCATCATCACGCCAAACGTAGTAGCAGTAACACCGGGAGGTTGGAAAACACGCCCTGTAGCTGCGCCCGGTCGGCGGTCAACCGCTACCGTTTGCCGCGCTCCTGTGCCTCCTGTTTGTGCTGCATGACCGGAAATAAATTGTGATATGTCGTCTGGTGTTATAGCCCAAGGCTGGTGTGCTGCTTGCCCGGTGTTCCCTGCGGTACATAAAGCCCAAAGTATAGACTGCCTCGGTTCTTTGTCAGGCACGTCCACATAGTCGGAGGGTTCGGTAACATTGAAACTTTCTAAAACAGTCAAATCCACCGTATTGGTAAGGCTCACAAGCATTACTGTTCCTGCGCCCCAACTATGGTTTGAGACATTGAACGTGATGCGCTCTGAATCCGCAGTCCTTTTAAACACTCTGATTATGCCGCTTCCACTAAACCCGGTCTGACTGGCTATTAAATCCCACCCGGCAGGCAAGTTATAATTTGCAAAGGAAGAAACCACAGCTATGACATCAAAACCTATAAGTGCATCAACGGTTACACTAAAACTATTCGCATTACCAAGTATACGCCCTGCGCTTCGATGTACCCAAAACACGTTAGCCATCTACGAACACCCACCCTTGGGATTCTAAAAATTCCATGCTTTGCAATTGGGCTGTAGTTACTCCCATATTGGCGTTTTCAACGACACCGCTCCAACCTTCCGCCAGAACCTCCGCATCAAAGAACGAGCCTGTGACTGCCAATGTTTGCATAGTGCCTGAAATCAACATCATGCCGTTGACTCGTATTATTTCAGGCCACTCACGGTTATTGGGATTTCTGATACGCAAAACGGCATAGCTGTTAACCAAACTTCCATGATTACCGCTATTTGTGGAGTTAAAGCCAGACCATAAACCACCGATGAGCAGAGCGGCTACGCTTTCCCTTGGATTGTACAAAATATCGGTATGCGCCCCGCACAATGAAACGTGCTGGAAAGGTCCAAGACTGCCCAACAATCCCACCAATTGTGATTTCCTCAATAATAGGGTTTTGATTGGCGAACTGTACTACAGTCCTTGCAATACATCGTGAAACATTCATCGTTCGGCTTGATGCCGTGCGTACACTGCCGATAATCCCACCATAAGCCCCACGCGCTCCGCCTTCGGCAATAGTTATCGTTGCAACAGAAATGCAGTTTATAAGCGTAAGCCCATTTGAGTTTGTAACATCACTGGTGAGAATGCCTGCCACGCCTCCGACTCCTCTTGAATTGTTTGCAGAGTTTGCATTCGGCCATGTGAAATTGATAGAATACTGGATACTGCCGTAAAATGCACAGTTCTCTACACGACAATGTTGTGCCCAACTGCCCGGACGGACTTCACCGAA